CTCCGGGGACTTCATTAACCACGGACTCAAAACCCTTCCCGACGCCTGTGAGGTCTTCCGTTAAGCTGACACGTTTAGCTTCGGCTCGTGCTTGTCGGCCAGCGGTAACTTGTTGCGCTAATGTTTTATTTTTTAGCGAGCTTAACTTTTTTGTGTCTAAAAAGTCTTTCAAGTTTTCTTGCTCCCAGATATCAGTTGTTAGCTCTTTAACCCGATCGTTAAAAGCCGCCCCCTCTAATCCCTCGTTGGTAGCTCGTGATATTGCTCGCGCCTTAAGCTCAGCCCGAAACACAATCGCTTGCCCCACGTGATCTTTATTTCGGTAAAAACCCAATACCGGCTCCATCGAAGCGGTTGCATAGTCTAATGCCCGTAAAGCCACGTTGTCCGGTTTTCCAACTAGATCCGCTATTTTAACCTCCGTTTCTTGAACGTTTAATTTTGTACTAGAATCCAAGCGGACTGATTTTGCTTTTTCCGCCATGTCCTCTAAAAATCCCTTAACCCCAGTCTTGACTCCGCTAATCTTTCCAGTTTCTGCGGCCGCCTCTTTGGCTTTTTTAGCATTTAATTTTGCAATCTTGCCGGTGCCAACGATCACCTGTTTCCAATACTCGGCGTATCCGGCCGATAACGCCTTAGCCTCAGTAAATGTAATATCCGTAGGGGCCGTAGCTTGCCTAAACGCACCATTCCGATACGCCTCGTCAACAAATCCCGCCCAGCCTTTTTCTTGCTTAATCGTTTTCGCCGCTTTAGCCCCGCGTCGAGCAGCACCTACCGTAGCCGCCGAAAAACGATCCGCCACTTCCCACGTATGCCGATACATATCCGAAGACACGTCACGGGCCATAGACACTGGCGATGATAGTAGAAAACTTTTAAATCGGCGAGCAATCAAGTCGTTGACATCTTTAACTTTTGTAAGCGTCTTGTTACTAGGCCCGCCAAGAAAACCTGCAACGTCACCGCCATTTTTTGCCAGTTGAATAAGTGCTTTCGCATAGTCAATCTCGTCTTCTATAGTAAGTTTCCCATCCGCCACTAGCTCCTGAACGGCATTGAACCACGTCACACTTTCTCTCTTGGCTCGAAACTGCACCCCCCGAGCGGCCCCTGAGGCTACGTCTCGCGCAGTACGCGCTATCTTCGTAAAGTCTTCCGCCACCCCCGCAACCGTCCTTGCCGCTTGCACATCACCAGCGTTAACTAAAGACTCTAAATCCGTAAACGCTTTGGTCATCTCTTGGTATTGGTTATCTTGAATAACCGTTACCGCAGCAATCTGCTCGTCAACCTTTAACTCCTTGGCCGCTTTATATGCGTCTCGCGACTTTAAATCCTCAACAGTAACCCCTAAAAGTTTCGCCGCTTCGTCTAACTCTTTTCGGGTTTTGGTTTCTTTAGCTGGCTCCTCAACCGCTTTCTTTAACCGCTGTACCGCCTCGGGAGGTTGCGCTGCTTCTTTTATTTTCTGTACTTGTTTCTCGGCTAAAGATTCCAACTCCTTACGCACTTTTGTCATTTGTGCTTGAACCGGTTTTACAGTTTTTTCAACTACCGTTCGGGCTTGGTTTACCCGAGCCATATTGCGCACGGACCGAACGCCTTTCAGTACAAAATCGACAGCGAGCCCAGCACCTGCGCCCTCTAACGCATTAATAAAACGTGTCTCAAACGGCGAGTCCTCTGCGTCTTCTTTTAAATAGGCCGGTAGTTTTTTAGCCAGCTCGGGATCTACAGCCTTAACTAAACTTTCAGTTAATGCCATTCGCTCCTCAAATCCTATAAACTCTGCGGCTGCCCCTTGCGCCGCTGCTTTTATAGCCTTCGGGACTTTAGCCGCCGCTTTAGCAACCCCCGCCGCACGGGATGCCTGACTGATTGGTAAAAACGCAGTGGCAAACTGCGTAATAGACTCCGCCACGCCCCCCGCTGCTGTTTTAGTCTCTGGAATAATGTCTTTCACGCTTATTTTCTCGCGCATAATATCCAACACTTTTGGGTCTATTTTACCGCTCGTATCAGTTGCGGCAACTAAATCAATGCCTAAATTCTTTATAGACTCAACCGTATTTAAAACGCCAGCGACCGCCCCTTTCGGTATGTCCATAACCTTGGCCACGACTTCTGGGTCGTCAAACGATTGCGCTAAAGGATCATACGATCCCCCGCCACCAAGGCCCCCCAACGCTTCTCTGCGAGACTCAGCGGCTAACTCGCGACGAACCTGCTCGTCTATCCGTTCTCGTGTAGCCCCGCGGGCCGCTTGCGCTTCCGCCCCACTTGCGGTGTTCTCAATGCTGACGGCAATAGCATCTTGAAAAGTAAGGTCTTGTTGTTCGTCTAGTCTATCGCTCGCCACTATTTAGCTCCTTTAACGTTGTTTTGTATTGCTCTCGTGATATGTCCCCATTCTCAAACGCTTCGGTTAACTCCGCTTGCGTTTTGTACGTTGCGGCCTCCGGCCCCTCCATTGCTTCCCGAAGTGCCGGATACACGTTTTGCTCAGCGTATTGCTTTAACTCAAGCGTCGTTTTTATCTCGCCACGCTCGTAAGCGTCCGCCATGGCTTCCATTTGGGTAGCAATTAGCTCATCGGCATTGGCTTCTCTTTCTGTACTTTGCCCTGTTGATGCCGCCGCAAACGCCGCAAACACATCAAGCGGCTTGCCGCCGACAATTGAGTACATCCGCTCTTTAATGATATTCATCGCCGGTGACTGAAAAAACTCATTTTCTTGCTGTTTTATTGTATTCATGACATACGTCAAATCGCCCGAGCTCAACCCAGCGGGATGCTCCCCCCTTAAAATTTCCTCTTTAACAACTTGGCCATCGCCTTGGTAAACCCGAAGCGTCAAGTTTCGTTTAAGTAACGGATCCGTCTCCGTCGCTTGGTTTTGAAGACTTTGGCTAAACTCTCTTAATTGCTTTCGCTCTTGAAACGTTTTACCAGTAGATACAAACGCTTCTGCTGCTGCATCAAAATTAGGATCGCTAGGATCAATACCTATCAACTGCTCGCCACGTACAAGCTGTCGCTCAACGCGTTGCTGTTCTTGTTGCTTCTCCGCATAGCTCTCTGCCTGTAGTTGTGTGTTAAACGCTTGTTTAACTCTTTCAGCAGCTTTTAGTTTTACGTCGTCGGGTAACGTATCAAACGCCTCATTGCCTGTGTCACCTGTTTGTACTGCGGCCATGAAGCCAATCATATCGTCTTGCCCAATGGCATACGTAGTAAGCTGGGACACTTGAATACTCTCAATTTCTGCCGCACGCTCCACTGCATACTTCCGCTCCAATAACTCAACCTGCTCTGGCGTTTGATACCCCTTTTGCAACACCTCACTTTGCAACCGGCGTTCCCGACTGTCTTCAAGCTCCCCCAAATAAATTGCAGTTAATTGTTGCCCTTCTGGCGTAGACACGTCGACATTTTTTAAACGTTCAACAAGCTGTTCATGATGGCTTTCATTTGCTTTTTGTTGATCTAATTGTAGATTTTTACTAAACGTCTCACGGGATTTAACCAACTGTTGGTTAACAATTGCGTTGCTCATTACAGTTAGCCGGGCTCTATATTGCTCGGGAGCTTCGCTAACTAGCGCGTCCACATACGCCGTTGCTAAACCTTGGGCCTTATCTGGGTTTGGGTTTTCATCAAAAAGTCGGACAACATTTGTTTGAACCTCAGAAGCCGCCGACGTATAATACAGATCGGCAGTGGCTTGTTGGGCAATAAGATTTTGACGCTGAAACGCCACAAGTGTTGAACTAGCCAACCCAAGTACACGCTGTTTAGCTTGCTCTGCGCCTGCAATTCCCGCCGGTGTAACCGACGGAGCTTGGACCGGAGCCGACCGCAATGACACGCCTTGCCCCCCATATCGCGGTGTTCGAGAAGCTAAACTCACCGGGCCCCCCCTCGCATACCGTAATACGACGTAAGCCCAGCCAACGGTGCCCCCAGTAGCCCACTAGTCCGAGCTGCGCCTGCCGCATACCCATATTGCTTTGCTTGGGCCCGCTCCTGAGCAATGCTTGTTCGCAACCCAAGCTCTCGCGTAGACGTAAACAGTTTGCCTAATCGGTCTGCCCGCGCTACTTTACCGACGTCTGCGGTTTGCAACGCCTCAAATGACCGGCCAGATACCCCAGCCGATCCGAACGCCGCTTGTTGTGCCGACATAACTTCTCGCAATTGTTGCTGCCGTTGTAGCTCGTCTTCCGCCGCTTGCGTTTTCTCCGCCTGTACTTGTAGTGCCAATTGTTTTGCTTGCAATTCAGATTGTCGTTTTTGAAACTGAGCCATGTTTGCTTGCGCTTGCGACTGGCTATACACCGAGTACGCTGATATTGCTGCTATAATTGCTACGAATGGTACTGCCATAATTACTCCTATTTTACCTCAACTAGGGTCCCTAATACAATAAACTCCAAAGGTTCAGTTTGGGTAATAGTTATCGTTGGCTCTCGATCGACACCGTTTAAATACACTTTTTTATACCCAGAAAAAGTTTGAATGGGCGAGTCTAGTAAATCGCCAAACTGTCGAAACGCCGGTAGGTAGGTGTTATTTAAAAATTTTACAGATATGTTCCTAGAATTGTGCAACCGAATCTGAGCACTAACTAGCCGCCGGTATTGGCCAGCCATTGAATAGCCGCCAAGATCCACATCAATCGGCAACGTCTCAATGCTCGCTGAAAAATTAATACCGGCTTCAATAGCACTAACTTTTTGGGAACTTGTAAAATTACCACTAGCAATCGTGACGTTTTGTAAAATGTAATCGTCTCCCCGCACCTTAACCGTCTCCCCATCTAAATGCCCGTAGCCGGTCCACGTATCCGTAGGCGAGCCGCTAGTTGAAAGTTTAGACGCGTCCATATACGCAGCCTCGTTAAACTTCTCAATGTACCGTACTGTGCCCCCGTTAATGGTACGTTTAACCACGACATAGACAACTTCATTAACGACCGTGACATCTTCAAATTCACCCTCAGTTGTGAACAAACTCCATGCTGCCAGCCCAACCGAACGCAATGCACTAAATACCGCAATCGTTCCGTCGGTATTTAACAGATAAACAAAATCGGCAGGCACCGTACTAGTCGCTTTTCTTACGACCAAACTCCGAGAAGCGTTAATCAAATGCGACGAATATATCGAAACGTTGGCCGCATTATAACTTTTTTCAACATCGTTGTATACAAACTCTCGGATAACACGACCATTGTTTTGAACAAAAATCGTTGCGCCATCCACCGACACCGGCGTAACGGCACTAGCCCCATGGCCAGTCGCCGGTAACACCGATATGTTCTCTGGCGTAATCGGCTCGGTATCTCGGTTCGGTATGTAGTATTCGCCCGCCGTAGTAAAAATTTGAAACGTCCGCCCCGGGTACACTCGCTGAATCGCATTAAGCTCGTCACTATCCAAAGTCACATCAATCGCGTCGGCAGCATTACTCCCATTAAGATCAAAGTTGTAAAAATAACTAACCTTAGACCCCCAAAGCGTTTGTGGACGCGATTTGCTTCCACCAAACCACAGCCGCGATTGATAAAATGTTAAACTAACCGGCCACCCACGACTTGCGCTCCATGCCGGTTCGTACCCCGACTCGTACTCCCACTCGCCCGCGTCAATCGACGTACCCGGAAAATCAACGTGAACATCCCCAATAACTTGGGTTGCGCTGACATATTGCGTAATAAACAATATGCCGCCTTTCTTCCCAATTATGTACTGGTTAACGCTGCTTGCGCTAAATACATTGTGCGTAGAAGTTGCGGTAACGTCTCGCCCGCTAACCGAAGCTAACGTTAAATGATTGGTTGCGGGCTCCGTCACGGTCACGCCAGTAAACGCATACACCGGAATGTGCTCAAACGTAATGTAAGCCGCTGTCCATGCTGTATGCGACGTTCGCTGAATTTGAATCGGCGCAACATCCGGGTGCACTAAAATTAAAGTGTCCGCTGATTGCGTAAAATCCATCTCTCTTATTTGCGATACGGTTAGCGTAGATATTGGCGCGCTGCTAACCGTCGCTTGCAAAACATCATCTTTATACACTTTGAACTCGCCAGCCGTAAACACCAACAAATATGTTTGAATGTTGTTAAACTCAAAATTAATTAAACGAGCTTCTTGGTTCGACGTTGTGGCAGCAACATACTCTAGTCCTTCCCGTCGAAACGCATACCCCTCGGGGCTTACGTACACGTTCCTCAATTGCTTAGCCGAATCCGAATACCGCTCCCGCCGAATATCCATTATTGACGTAGGGCTAATCTCGCCCCCCACGAACGATCGTTGTGCGGCTATAAGTTTTGTTTTACGAGCCATTAGCTCCTAACCGCAAGATAACTTTGCGTTCCCGGTGACGTTCCCGTGCCCCCTGAGTTTTGAGAATCTATTAACTTAGCGTCAATCAATTGCTGTTTTAATAGATTGCCATAGACCATCGCTTTATCGGAGTCTTCTTGTAACGCAATCGCCAATAGTCGAGCCATAGCAAACTCAAGCGCACGGGCAAAATAGGCCGGGAACTTATTTTCTGGCGGGGCGAACGCATACGTAATTTTCAATGCCGTTGCGTTACAGTATATTTTATCCTCGTGAATTTCGTAGTCTAACGTAGCTGGGTTCTTCTTAACCAACCGTAAATAGTTAGCTGGCAATTGAAACGCCGAAGAAAACCCATATAGCGGAGCGGCCGCTAATTTATTAAGCTCAACTTGGTTAATAGCAAACCGCCAAGGATGGCTCTGTAACAAGCCATCCTTAGTCGTGTCATACAACGCTTTACATAGTTTAGCCTCGCGCGTACTGTCTGAAAACGACGTGATCTCGTCGGCTCCAATTAAGAGTAACGCAGCGGTGCACAAGCTAACTTTTGTAAGCGTCATAAGCTCTAGTCTGAGTCAGTAGCTGTGATAACAAGCCCATTGGTTACGTCAACGACGCCGCCAGTGTTGCTGTTAACAACATTAAAACTGTGAACCGGGGTTCCGCCAGTTGAAGACACAACAAGAATTATGTCGTTCACTTTCAAGTTTACGGACCGATCATTAAAATACCCGGCTGCTCGAATTACAGACAACGCATCGGGCGAGCTGTAAATAAACAAATCGGGAGTCTCCTGTCCGTATTGAGTTATTGCTTTAAATGAATTAATATCAAATGCCATTTACCTGTCCTCCTTATGACTCGTCAGTAGTAATCTTAACGACACCTAACTGATCGATAACGCCAGCTTCCGCCGAAAAATACATAACAATCTCGTCAGATATAATATTTGCATTATATTCTACGCGCATTGTAAAGTCTCGGTTCATTACATAACCTACCGCGCTTTTAGCATACGCAAAGTTTGTTCGGTCATTAGTAGCCAAAGGCAGCCCGCCTTCCTCTCCGTTATTCCCGATAAATTTAAAATCAAACCCGTAAAAGCTGGCGATACTGCCGTTAACCAAAGTTTTGACCGCGCTCGTATCAATCGTTTTCACGTCAGTTTCTTGAGTTAAGTGGTGCTTACCTCGCACTCCTGCGACAATGTAGCGAG